TGCCGCTGCGGTCGCGTCCTGCCGCGACCCGATCTCATCCACCGTCAGCATCGGGCACGGCTCATCTGGACCCCAATTCACGTCGACCAGATCCTCAACAACATGCGCCTGCGCGGTGTCGCGGATAGTCTCAGCGACCTCTTGCACGCCCTGGCTGAACGTCGACTCCTGCACCGACGCCAGCGCGTAGGATCCGCCGCGGTCCAAGTTCAGGAAATGAGCCAACGCCGAGAGCGCCATCTGCTTGTCGTGATACTCGATCGCCTGCCGCATAAACCCGGACGGCATCGTGCCCTTGACACCAGCGAGCTCAAAATCGGCGCCGAACGGCAACGCCACACCCGAGCTGTTGCCGCCGCGGTAGTCGCGGGCGATCTTCAGATACGGCGCCAAATCCTGGCTGCCGATCCGGGCCTCCGACTCCGACTCCGGGGCCTTCACCACCGGCACCCCCACCCCGTTACGGCGCGCGGCCACCGCCTCGATGCGGATCAGCTCATCCTTCAGCAGCCAATGCTTGTACGCCGGCCGCAGGATCGAATTGCCGACCCAAACCCCCGGATCAGGGTCACGAACATAGACCACGAGCCGGTCAACCGGCATCTGCAGCTCCGTCTGCAAACCGCCCGTCGTCGTCCCCAGCGGGGCGCCGAACGATGTGCCCGGCGGCCACTGCGTAATCCCCACCAGACCGCCATCCAGGGCGACGTCCCAGTACGCGATCGTCGTCGACGGGCGCGGCGCCAGCTTCCGCAAGTACGCGCGGCCGTCGTCGCCGATCCGGTAGACCTGCTCGAACACCTGGTGCCCGAACGGCAGCATCAGCAGCGCCCATTGCAGGTGTTTGCGCCACGAAAACCTGTCCTTGGTCCGCGGAGTCGGCTTCGTGCCGTCCTCCCCGACGATCGGCAGCCCAAGATTCGTCGCCACGAACTCGGTGACCTCGTCGGAGGCGCCGTTCTTGTCGATCCGCCACGCCGTACGCCGGATCGGCAACGCGATCGCGTACAGAACACTGTAAATGCGGCCATCTTCCCGCATCATCCGCGTATAAGTGCGAATACTGTTGGGCCACAATAACTCTGGAACCTGTTCGAACTGATCCCACTGCGAAAATGCCGACAGCATCCCCGGAAAGGCGTTGGTGAAGCCCTGTTCCGTGGTCGGAGCGGCGATTCTGCGCGTTTTTGGCGCCAAAATGCCCTCCTAACAGGCTAAAATGGGGCGCTCATCAGGTCAATTTCGCGCTCGGAAGCGTGCTTTTCGGGCGTTTCCGGGCCGTCAGACATCGGCGGCAACGACCGCTTCGGCGGCGTGGAAAACGTCAACAACCCCCAATGCGCCAACGTGACAGCCACAATCTGCACAATCGCGCCGCCAGCGGGCTTACCCCAGGCGAAACGCCCCCCCGGAAGCTCCCTTTTCACCGCTGAAACCACCGAATCAGTCAAAATCTGCTGCCCAGAATGGGTCACCTGCCCGGCGATCACTGCCTCTACAAGCCCCTCGCAAGCCATCGCCAGCTCCGGCGCGTTCGTTATCACCGGCTCGATCCCGGCCTCGACCAGGTACGGCTTCAAAATGGCCGCCGGCGAGCGCGCATCGATCACCAAAGCCACCGGATCAGCCTCGCCGACCAGATCGATCAGGTACTCAGCCATCTCGGTCACCGACGCGGCGGTGCTGTTGTAGCCGATCTCCAGGTGCGCGCCGCGGCACCCACCGACCAGACCTTGGTTTGCGGGTCACGATCCACCCCGAGCACCTGCGGATGGCGCGTCACCAACTCAGGTGCGGGATCTGTCCGGTGTTCCCACAACTCGGCCGGGATCGGCGGCGTCAACGTGTCGACCAGCGTCGGCCAATCACCGATCCCGAGACGTTCCACCAGGAAAATCTTCGGGGTGTGGATCAGCGCCTGGTACTCGTCCTCGACGTACTCGGGCGCGATCCGATACCCCATGCCCGGGTTGGCCTGCGCCCGGCTCTCCGCCTTGGTCGGGTCCGCGCCATCAGGGCAGGAGAACTCCCCGTAGCACAACCTGGGGCTCGTACCTTCCAGCGCGCGCTTGCGGACGCTGGCGAACACGTAGCCCTTGTCGTGGACCTCCTGATCCACCGCACTGCCCAGATACCACAGCTGCGGGTTAGGTCGCGCCGACAGCGTCGGCATCAGCGCGCCGATCGACGCGGCCTCAAGGATCATCGCCTCATCGAGGATCACGCAGTCCCCCGACAGGCCGCGGCCGCCGCCCTTGGTGCGGGCCTTGAACTTCACCCGCTGACCGGTGGCCAGCTCGAAACCCTCTTTGCCGTTCGACCGGTTCGCCTTGAACTTCTCGCCCGACTCCTCAAGCCACACCTCAAGGCGCCGCATCGTCTCCATCGCCGTATCGAACAGGTGCGCCGAATAGACGATCAGTTCCTCATCGAGCACGAACAGGCCGGCCAGCATCCTCGCCTCCGCCAGCGCGCTCTTACCGTTCTGCCGCGGCACGCACAGGCCCACCTCAAACGACGCCCACCGTCCGCCCGGCAGCTCGCCGAGGCTGTGACGCAGCATCAGCTGCTGCCACGGGTCCAGGAACAGGCCCACCGACTCGGCGTAGTCGATTGCCTCAGCGGCCGCGCTTGTTGCCGCGTGCGGGGCCACCAGAATCCGCGGCGTCTGGCAGCCGAGCAGCGGCGGCTCGCTGACGAGAAGCGCGTTTCCTGGCAAGTTCGTCTCGCTTCGATGTCCTGGGCGTCTTGATCGCCTCGATTTGCGTCAGGACTTCGGCGAACCTGGCGCTGAGGACGGCCACGTCGCGGGGTGTGTCGCAGCCGTCGATTTCGGCGGCCAGTTTGTTGCGGAGAGCCCGCAACGTGGCCGCGTGGTCGCCGCGTCTGGCAACTGCGGCGAGGCATGGGTGTTTATCCTGGTCAGGCATGTTTTATTTCGTTTGGGGGAGAGAAAGTCCGTATGTGTGGGCGGTCGGTAAGCCACCCCCCCGGTCGAACAAATGTTCGGGGGGGGTGGAGGGTCGCCACGCGGGGGGCGCTAGGGCCATGCCATCACCCGCCTGCCGAGGTCGGGCTGCTGAAGTTCTAGCTTGGGTCGACGGCCGGTAAGGGCGGGTCGTAGGTGATCACGGGAGCCGTCGCCGCGCTGGGTATTGCACGGTCCGTGCAGCAAGCGGTCTGCGAGCGCGCCGCCGGCTGACCGGGGAATCGAGTGGTCACCAGCGAGCCCCTGTGATAGATGCATAGGTTCGTTGCACCACCAGCAACGCGTGCCGTCGACATGCTGGCTCTTGAGGTAGGCGACGCGTTGTTCGTGGCGCCAGCCGAGGCCGCGTTGTGTGGTGGTTCGGTTGTGGCGCCCGGGCATCGTATCGGCTAGGGCTGTGGGGTGACGGTGATGGTGAGTGTGCCGTCATCATGCCGGACAGTCTCGGTGGTGATGGGGAAGCGTGGTGTTTGGTGGAGTGCTTGTGCCCAGCGTTGCACCATGTGCATGGCTTCGTCGACTGTGAATGGTTGGCTGCCGGGTGCTCGGTTGTTGAGGATGTGGTTTTGCATGTTGGGTGCGGTGAGTGCGGCGCGTAGCCCTTGGATGTCGACGATCTGCGGCTGCTCGGGGGCGCTCATTCGGGGGTCTTCTCGGCTGCTGGCGGTGTGAGAGTTGCTTCGTTGAGTTGCTTGAGCAACCCCTCTGCGAAGGGGCCTCCGAATCGTCGGACCTGTTCGGCGGTGATCATGGGGCAGCCAGTGAGGGTGGCCTTGATCCGCTTCTCGAACTCTGGGTCGGGCGGTCCTTCGATCAGGCCACCGCGCGCGTAGTCGGTCATTCGGGCAGCCCTTCCAGTAGCGCGGCGGCGGCTGAGCGTCTGGCGAGGCGGGTGTAGGTGGCGGTGAGGTTCGAATCGACGCCGATTTCGAGGATCTCTTTGCCGGTCTCAGCTGCTTTGATGCGGACGGTTTTGTACCCTTCGGCGTCTGCGGGCTTGGGGTCGTCCTTGTGCGTGATGACGAAGCCGCGCATTTCGAGTAGGTGCTGCTGCGCGTCCGCGACGTCGACCGCTAGCTGCTTCACGGCAGCTTGGGCTTTGGGGTCGCGGCCGCCGCCAGCAAATTGTGAAAAATGCATCAGCCGACGTGGGCGGCCGTCTGGGTGCGGGAGCGAATGCAGATTCGCTGCCAGAATCTCGGTCACATCTTGGCGTGGCATGGCTTGGTTAGCGGTGTCCGCCGCCGTGTGGCCCGGGTCCGAATCCGCCGCCGCCGCCGTGCCAGGGGTGTGGTCCGAAGATGGGCGGTACGAGGGGTTCGTAGGCGAGTTCGTTTTGCAGGGTGGCGATTTGGGATTGCAGCATGACTTGTTGGGGTGTGCCGGGTGGTGTGGCTGCGAATTGTGTTTCGAGTGCGGCGAGTTGTGCTTCGAGGATTGCGCGATCCATCAGGCGGGTTCCTTGCTTGTGTTGAGTCGGTCGAGGAGTAGGTTTTCGCGGTCGAGCCAGAAGCGAATCTGCCGGTAGTTGCCGTCGAGGCGTGCGGCTGCGAGGCGTTGTTGGGCTTCCGAAATTTGTTCGCAGAGGCTGCGGTGGGCGCGTTCTGACAGCGAGGCCACAGTGGACCTCC